GCTGCGCGGGCTTTGCTTGACATTGGCATATCATCAAAGTCTGCACGCATGTATTTTTCAATCGCTTGCAAAGCCTCAAGCAGATCAGGCGCAGCGGCTATCAGGCGGGCGTCAGGGCATTCCAGTTCTTCGGCGTATCCGATCACGAATTTTGGCAACGCGTATGTCGTGTACCGTTTGCTGTCCACCACTGTTGTTTTTGATTCACCGTACTCTTTGACCGATCTAAGACTTGCTCGGCTACCTCCCTGCCACGCGCTATCGTTATCTGGGTTTACCCAATGCCAAGGCCCCGGCGTTTGCCCGCTCACGCCGCCACCTCTTTGACGAAAACGCCCGCTGCCGTCAGATACCCGCGCCTGTCCTTGATCTGATCATAAGCACCCTCAAGGCACTCAGTCAGATCAATGCCCAAGGTTGCACAGCACATGATGAGCGTGACAACGACATCACCGACAGCATCTTTAATCTCGGGCATGTCGCCGCGGTTGATCGCGTCCAGTAGCTCAGTCACTTCCTCAAGCGTCTTGATTGCTTGGCCGATGGGCTTGCCGTTTTGCACGATGCCGCGATCCATTCCCCACTGCAACACCTTCATTTCATATTTGCTGTAACTCATTTGCTATCCTTTTTGAACTTTGGCAGCGGGTGCCAATGTGTGAAATATTTGTCGCCTGGTGCGTAAATGCTTATTTGGGCAATGCCGTACTTGACACTGATCAGCAGCAGCTTGACGCCTATCGGGGTGCTGGCGTCAATCGGTAGCCACTCAGCCTCAAGGCTCACGGCTGCGGTTTTGTCGCTGTTTAGCTTGTGCGTCATGGCATAGCCCTTCCAATTTCAGCAGCAGCGCAAACGATGGCGCGTCGGGTGGCTGCGTAGTAGTCTGTGCATGAATACATCCAGATTGCTTTTAACTCTGCAACAAAGTCCTCATCGTTGAACAACCCCAACTTCACCGCCAGCCGAATCGCCTGACCGTCATCAGTAAGAGGGTCGAAGTCCAACGGCCCTTCGTAGCAGTTGTAAAGATCATTCCAATACCCCGCAGCCTTAGCCGCCAGTTCAAGTAATTCGCGGTCTGTCATAGCATCAACCCCGACCACATGCCCGCCGGTTGCGGCCTTGCCCGCATTGGCACAGGCTTTGCCATTGGCTTAATTGCAAATCTCAGCACTACCGGCCTGCCGATGTCCTTCGGCTCATACTTGGCCCTCTCTGGCTTCGTCAACGCATCGACCTTGCGTGCGGCCTGCTGCTCTTTGCGCGTCTCTGGCTTTGCGACATCGGGCAGATTGCCAAGCGAGTAAATCGGAACGTGCCCGCCTCCGACTTTTCCATTCGATTTGTGGTGGCCGCTGATATAAATTTTCCCGCTGTCTTTCAGTTCTTGCAGCAGGCGATGCACCCCGCTTCGTGATGCGCCCGGTATAGCTTTGCGCAAGCCCTCGTTTGTAAGCGGGCCGTGTGTGGCGAAGGCTGCTGGAATGTCGTTTTTTAACATGCTCAAGCTGCACTCCAGTCGGTTTTTGTTTCCGATGTCCGAATTCCGACATCGGGCTTTGAGCGCACCTTGGCCCGGATGCCAATCGCCATGCACTCACCCGCTTTGCCGTAAGTATTGGCTTGCTCATGCACGATTCGCAAGATGCGGTCTTGCTCTGCTGCTGCGCAGGCTTTGCCGTGCTCGATAAGCTGGTCAGTTGAGTAGAGGCCGCGCAAGGCTGATTCGGGTAGTGGTGGCATCATGACTTTGCTCCTTGTGCTTTTTCAAAGTCTTTGACCAGTTGCTCTGCTTGGTATGCGAGTCCCGTTGCTTGTTCAGCGGAATCAGAGAGGATTCTTTCTGCTGATTGCTTGAGACTGCGCACGTTGTGCCGCATTGGATTCTCGGGGTTGATCAATTCGCCTATGTCTCTGACTTTTGACAGTGCAAACACCATGCGCTCGGCTAGGCTTTGTCCGGGTGTCATGGCTTTGCTCCTATGCCGTGGTGGGCTTCGGCATCTCTGATGGCTTTTATGTAGTCACCTTTTTCAAAGTTGAATCCCCTGTTTGCATCCCCGCGCATATCTTCAATCTGCTCATCACTCAGCGGCACAGGCACTGCTACTTGCTGCGCCTCGGGTTGTGGCGGTGGTGCTTCGTCCGATATCGGGCAATCAATGGAATTACATGCTCCGCTTACGTGCGTCTCACATGCAACGCAATAGTACCCCTGCGACACTTGTGCAACCTGTGGCTGGCCGATAGCTCTCTCATACTCTGCGAAGCATTCCGCAGAGTGCAGCTTATGGTTGGTCGATCCACAGTTCTTGCCTTTGCAGGGCACTGCTACTTGCTGCGATAAATTTATAGTGCTATCAGTTGCTCTTCCAAGATCGCTATCTTGTTTCGCAAGTCCCAAGCACTTTCCATCCGTGTCACTTTTGACAGTGTGTAGCGATAACTTCTCTGAGCGGAGCGAATCCGGCAGTATTGAATCGGGGACGTTACGAAACGCCTCGTCAGCGATACCCGGTGGCGCAGTGCTTTCAAGAAATGCATAAATATCTTTCAGGTGGGTGGACTCACGCTTGTCAGGCACTGCTACTTGCTGCACCTCCAAGCTAAAAAGGTGCCTAATCCACTGCTGCGCACTTCCTTTTGTAAGGTGGACGCTCGGATGCTCTGTGTTGCACCAGTCTGGCCAGCAACCATCGAATCCAGACATTTCAAGGTGAGCCTTCATCGCTCCAATGGTTTTGCTGCCGCCGTGGCCGTAGCAAGCGAGAAACCAGCGCACCGCTTGGTTTTCACCGTCATCGTCAAGTAACCTCATGGCTTTGCTCCTATGCCATGATGTTGCTCGATGGCTCGGGCAAATGCCGCGTAGCCGTATCGCGTCCCATCTGCCTCTAGCCAACATTTCGACATTTCTTGGCTCGTCATAGGCACTGCTACTTGCTGCGCTGGTGGGGCTGGGTGGGTGTAGATCTCTTCCGGCAAGCGATCTTCTACGCGTCCCAGCGCCTGAGTCTCTGCAAAGGCAGCAAGCTCTTTCGGTAGGGGTGGCAAACTCATTGCACACCTGCTTTCTTGTTCACTTGATACTTCCAGTCCCAGTAGGCATCTCTTGGTGTGTCAGCCATCCCTCGGCACCCAAGCCCACGACAGACCCACATTGGGCGGCGATAGGTGAGTGAGTGCTCTTTTCTGATGTGTGGTTTCATTGCACCCCCGCCTTCAGCGCGTCATGAGCTTTTGCAATGTCCCAAAGCAGCCGTGAGTAGTTATTCACACCCGAATTAATAGCCTCGAAGTGAACTTTCTCCAGAGCAGCCACTGCCAGCTTTGCAGCCGCTGCGAGTGCGTCACGCTCTTTTGTGAGCGCATCACGCGCACAATTCAGGCACGGCTCGCCCGGTATGACTGTCTTCCGCCCGCACGCTCCGCAAAGCTCAAGCGCCTGCTGGTCGTATGGCTCCACTGGCGCGGCGTAGAGCTTGGTGCCAACTGCTGGATATTTACCCATCCCTTGGATAGCTACCTCGCCTCGGTGGGCGATCACGGTAGCCACAGGCTCTTGCTCAGGCGCTGCCAGTGCTGTGCGCAATCCTTCAGTAGCTTCTTGATACTCTGGAATATGTCCGAGGTAGGGTGACCCATGTAGGTTCAAGGCGTCTAGTGCAGCCTGCGCTGCTTGTCGTAGTGTGCTCATGCTGTTACTCCCATTACTTTATTCACAGCGCTACGGGCTACCTCTGGCCGTAGTCGCGGGTACTCTGTTTTGATTGTGTTGATCGCTGAAACCATCGTTAGTAAATACGACTTGTCCCATGTGCCACGCTCAACAGCTTTATCCATTTGCTCAACAGCAGATCGCAGCGTTGCGGCATTGCTGCCCGTCTTGAGTGCAGTCGCTGCCGTACTGGCTAAAGCTCGCAAGGCGGTAAAGCCATTAAATACAGGCTCGCCATCCTCCAGTAAGTGCAGCCAAATGGAGTAGTCGCGCATGGATTTTTCTAGCGGCGACTCAATGAACGGGTTGGTGTATTGCTTTCTCATGCCAAATGCCCATAGTTTTGATACTGCACAACCCGCGTTATCGTGTGTTCAGACACGCCATAAGCACTCATAAGCGCACGATTGCTCAAGTTGTCCCTGATGTGCTTCAGCAAGCTCTCGCGCTGTCTGACGGCGCTCCTGATGCTAATAACGTCAATGTCTAACAGCTTTGAGTGCGGTAGCCCTTGCCCACGCTTTGCGAAATCATCGGGGCGCTCTAGGTACTCGCGGCGAGGTATCACGCCATCCCTGCGCACGCCAACAACGACGCCTTGAGAATATTTTGTTGCTGCCATTTCACTCACTCACAAAAAAGCCGCATGGCTAGCGGCTGTGTTTATCTGATTGGTGCCGTCCACTTCGGCGGCTTGTAGCGGGGTGCTTTCATCGGCCCCACAATCAACCTGTGCGGCACGGCATCTGCTGGGCGGCTGTGTGACTCGCCTAAGCTGTTAACCGTGGATCGCTGATTGACTGTGAGCGTGTCTGATGGCTTTGCAAAGCGACTCACTTGATTACATCCTTTATGTCATCAAAGTAATCTCGCAAATCTTCGGGTGTGGCATCACGCCATTCGCCCATCTCGCGACCGTCATCCATCCATGTAAGAAACCGCCGAAGGATCAGCTTCCCGCGCCAGTTGACGCGAACGTTCCATTTGCTCATTTAATCACCAGCCTTTGCCCTTGTGTGAGCCGTGCGCCGGGAACATCCTTGCCAGTTTTCAGCGCCTCTTTGATAAGCGCCTTGTCGGGCCGGTCAGGTGGCGGCAATGGCGTGATCATGTAGCCAATCGGGACTTGCAACTGATCAAAAACATCCACGCTAGGCGGGTTGATTCTGATGCTGATTGAAAACATGGGGCAATCAATGCGCTCAATCTGCATCCGTTGCATGCTGTCCATCAGGTATCCGCGCAACCCTGCGGCAACCTTCACGCGATGGGCCTTTAGTGCTGTCAAACGGGCTATCTCGGCGTCGATTGCTGGTAGGTAAGTCTCAGCACTGCGGGCGACATATTCCAGCCCTTGAGCCTTCTGAGCAATGTCATCCGTAATGCCAGAAGCCTCGATTGTGTCGGCCACCGTGTCGGCATCAAAGTCGCCCGCAGCCAGCTTGTCGGCCAGTTGCAGGTACTGGTTTGTGAGGGTGAAAAGTGATGTACTCACGACTTCAGCCCAATCTGAATGTCCTCGACTGGCCGTAGCGTGAAAATGTTTCCAGTGAGTTGCATGGTTGGCTCAATCACTTGATTGGTGGCAAATGCCAACGCTCTTGCCCTTGTCTCGGCCTGCACAGATTCAATGATGCGAGTAGCAGCGTTCAGAGCCATGCGGCCCTCGTCTTGCTTAATGTCGCCATTGATTGCGCCCGCCATGATGAAGGCCAGTGCTTCGCGCAACTCAGGCATTGTTTTTGGTGCTTTCATTTGTAATACTCCATAAATTTAAGATTGATAAGTGCTGAAAGTTCAGCCGAGAAAATCAGACGCAAGGGAACATCAAAATATTTGACGCCCAATTTCTCCAAGCAAGATTCGAAGAATTGCCAAGTTTTCAATGACGCTTCATTTGCATCTAGCAACTTATCGTTTTTGAAATTGTGATCGTGGCAAATCTGAAATCTTGAATATTCGTAGCTGCCTTGATACCGCCTAGATATGAAATCAAGCAGCCAGTTTTTTTGCAGCCAAGGTAGCGTCTTTTTCTTAAACACCCGGTGCACAAACGTGTGACCAGATGCATTTAGCGTCCTCCAAGGCCACCTACATTGATTCGCTATTACGGCTTCAATCCTAGATGTGCCTGCGCTTAGTTTTGCGCCTTGCATCCAAGCCCAAAGAGGGCGCTGGTGGTGATAATTTGTCTTTTTTCTAACCGGAAGCGATAGGGCAATTTCACGCTTCATGCAATCCATAACCATCTTTTTTGTGATTGCCATACCGACTCCAATTAAGCCGCGCCTTTCGCCCGGTGCGGTTTTATGTCAAATTCGGCTCTAGCCGGAGTTTTGCTTGGCTAGAGTGCTATCAATTCAGAATGGAATCAAGTCATCATCGTTGGAAAATGGCGCGTCCGGGTAGTCGTGCTTGCGCTCTGGCATAGGCGCATGTTTCAACGCGCCCTTCATTGGACGATGCCGCAATCCTTCAACCATCTTTTCAAGCTGTACCGGCACTGTTTTTCTGTCGAGAATCTCAGTGGCTGTAAGTTCGGTGTTTGCCTGAAATACGTTTTTCAGCACCATTCGAGAACCAGTGGTTCCGTCTTGCTTCTCGTAATCCTCAGTCTCAAGAAGCAAACCAATGGGCTTGCAAAGCTCTGGAAACAGGGTTCCCATCACTTGCACATCCTTGCGGGTGTCGTAGTCATACTTGGTGTATTCGCCGTCTTTGGCGTTGATGTTGCGCAGGCCCATGCAAGCCATGATTGCCATCAGTTGCTCATATCCTTGGTACAGCGAACCGTCAGCGCCTTTGGTGTAGATAGCCAGATTGGCTTTTTGCCCTGATGAACTCACAAACGAAAACGCAATACCCTTGCCGCCTTTTTTCGTGTCGAGGTCTACCGCCTGCGTGAAGGCTCCAACATATTTACCCATCTCTTTGATTGCACCGCCGCCGGTGTCTGATTTTTTGGCTGCTTCTGCGCCTTGTTTGTCGAGTGCGTACATGCTTTTTTCCTTTAAGCGGGTTGATTGATTTGGTAGTAAGAACAGATCGCAGCGTCAACGGCTGCTAAATCATTTGGTATGTGAATGTCATCAAACATTCCAAGCGGGGTTTTCACGGTATCTAGCCCGCTGTTTTGAGTGCTGAACAGGTATTGCCCATTGATCACCGTGGTTCGCATGACGATAGTCAGCAAGCCCTCGATGGTGATTTTTTCATCCAGCAGCTTGCCGATTGTTTTTGCCTTCACATGGCCGCTGTCGTCTTCTTGCGTGTGGGCAAGGATGTAAACGCGGCTGCTGTCGGGTATCTTGTTTTCACCGCTACCACCTGCGCACATCAGAATGTCCCAAGCGTTGCGGGCAATCTCGTTGTACTTTGCGAAGGCTTCATTTCCTTTCGCTTGATCAAGTACTCGGCGCATGAACTCATTGGCAAGGATGTATTGAAAGTCATCAATGATGATGATTGGCTTCTTGGTTCGGCTCATTGCACCCACAATCGTTTGAGCGTTGTCAGTCACCAGAATTGAGCCTGTTGGGTTTGCTTTGGTGCATGGCACCCACTTGACAGAACGAAACGGCAAAGGCTTTTTTACCGCCTGAATCAGCAGCACATCGTCCGGGTTCAGGTTGCGTAGGCTGGTTGTTTTCCCGGTGCCGCTTTGGCCCAGGATCATTGTTGCAATTGACACTTAATCTCCTTTTTCGGGCGGGTAAGGTATGCCCGCCAACACACAAAATCTCTCTATCAGGCTGTCCACATGCTTGACACCTTGATCAGTCAGCCTCATGGCTAAGTCGTACAGCGATCCACTCAATTGCTTTTGTTCATCAGTCATTTCACACCCCTGAAAAATAGCTAATCACGCCAGCGATCACAGCGAAATTAAGCAAGGAAAATAACCCAATCAGCACATAAGCGCCGAGCGACTTCCAATCTCCAAGCGGGATTGGCTCAGGCTCGGCAAACCACACATTACCGCCTTCTGCCGCGCAGCCGTGGGCTTCATTTGTAGCGTCGTGTGGGGTTTGATTGGCACGGGCTGGGCAGTCGCGGCCTTGATTACATTCGTAGGTGCAGCAGTTCATAGCACCACCCCTTCCGCTACACGCAGCGTGTGCAAGTAAAGCGGCGCGGCCATAGACATCAGCATTGCGCGGGGCTGTTTGTAATTGTCGCCTTGCATTCCATGTGCAAGGTAGTGCCATTGCAACTCACCCAGCCCGTAGGTGGATGCGCCAGGGGTTTTGTCTTGCTGGATTACTCTCGCAAGCTCGTCAAAAAACTCCGATTGCTGTCCTGATCCCATACCCCAAAAAGCTTCAGCCATCATGGTTGGCGTGATCGTCACGCTTACAAGTGCAGGGCTCATAACAGCACCACCGCAATCAAGGCCACCACAGCGCCGATAACGCAGCCCCAAAGAACAATCGTGTCGTGCGGGTGGATTGGCTCGGGCATGGGTGCTAATGCGTGGCTTGTGTATGGGCCAAACGCCTGCTGCATCGTGCGTGAAAATTTACCGCTGTTCATGTTGTCACCTCGTCAAATCTGTTTGCTAACACGGTAAGCGCATCGGCCATTTCACGCGCCTGTGCTGGCGTCATTGAGTGCTGGAATCTCATTGCTCCCATGCTTTGCACAATGGTTACAAGCGGGCCAATGTCAGGATGCACGTTGGCATCAATCTCAATTGGCGCACCGCCTGCAAAATTGTTGATAAGTGTTTTCATTCGCCTCTCCCTTTGCAACTACGGCACACGCTGCCGTCATACGATCCTTCACCGCTACCGTTACAAGCTGAGCAATAACCCGGCTCGTCGGCTTCCTCATCCTCGTCAGTCTCATCAGCCTCATTCGGCTCGTCGTTTGCGACAAATCGCGGGTCTAGTGCCGCTGCCATTCGTTCGAATTGGGTGGTGGTTAGCATTTCGTCCAGTCGTAAAAAAAGCACCGAAGTGCGTATTGAATTGACAAGCAAGCAGATCGCATGAAGCAGCGTGTTTACTTTTGAAAGACTGCCCACTTGTGGGTGGAGTTGTGACGCCGGAGCTAAACCGGCATCCTGCTTGCTTGTCGAAAGGGTGGGATGCATGCTGATTCAGTGCGTCGGCTCACTCGCGCTGTACTGGCGTCTGTTTACGATCAGTCCGGTCAACTTCATCCCGTATTTGAAAAGCAGACTGGCCTAGGTGTGACTGCAAAAGATGCGTACGGGTTCGACCCCGCCGTGTACCTGTTCGGCCTATGCCACCCAGCCTGCTTATCAAATGCCCCTGTTTCCAAGGGCTGTCCAACAGTTACCGCGCCACTGTTGAGGTTTGTTTGGCGTCAATGTCATTCAGGTCAACATCGAATCAGCACTGTTTAAAGGGAGTGCCATATTTCAGCCTTTTCGTCTGCCGGTCTGGTGGGGCAGTCATTGCGCACAGTGGGTCATCCAAAGGGCTCCGATATTTATCCGCTGTTTTTTAAAGAGTTGGCTTGCCTGGACGATGCGGGGTTTGCCATCACAGTGTTTTGCTGCGATGGGTGAACTATAGCAGTGTCTATATTAATAAGCAATAGCAGCATCTATATTTTTTGCAAATAAATTACACCAGCGTACCGAAGCCTGTTTTTACAGTGCGTTTTCGAGCTGCTTTTTTTGCGCTGTTTGGCGCGTGACCACTGCGCTGATAGGTGGAGTGGTGGCAACTAGGCCGCGTGCCGCCCTAAGTAGCTGCAACCTATCCTGATCAGTCAACCGCCGCCAAATAGCCATCAATTCGGCTTCTTGCATGGCGTGTTCGTGGTCTTTTTTGTCGCTTCCATACAAAATAAAGTCTGGCGTTGTGTCTAAAGCCTTGCAAAGACCGTTCAAGGTCTCGCCTTTTGGCTCTGTCGTCCTATCGTTTTCAATGTAGGCAATGCTTGATTGCTTACATCCGACAAGTACAGCCAGACCCTCCTGAGTCATTCTTTTGCTAACTCTTAATGCTTTTACCCTTTTTCCAATGGATTCCACGGCGTTCTCCAGTTGCTATTTATGGTGCAACTCCCTGGCGCGTCTTATTTTGCGATTTATCACGGCTGGGTTTATAGATGCGTCTATTGCATGTGAGCATAGATGCTGCTATATTTGGAGCATGAAAACTGAAACCGTAATCCAACACTTCGGCAATCAACATGCCGTTGCCATTGCCCTTGGCATCAAACAACCATCGGTTGCCGCGTGGGGCGAATATCCGCCTGAGCTTAGGCAGCTCCAGGTGGAGTCAGTAACGAGCGGCGCATTGCGTGCCGAGTCTGAGTGCGACAAGTACCGGGTAGCCGCATGAAGCGCACCAAGCCACCCCTGACAAGCCTGACGCCAGCCCAACGCGCTGCACTCATCCTCAATCCAAAGCGCAACTACGTCCACAACTTCACGTTGTCGCCAGTGCCAAGTAAACCAATTCACGTTGCAAGCCCGCGGTTTGCGACTGTTTAAGCGTGTGGGCAGCTTTCAAAAGCCCAAAACAAAACCCGCTACAGCGCGAACTGTGCGGGTCTCTAAACCATGTAAACATCGAAAGAAAACATGACCTTGACGATTTTAAACACAAATTCAGTTTTGACAATGACCAGCCGCGAGATAGCGGAACTGACTGGCAAGCGACACGACAACGTGTGCATGGATATCAAAAAGATGCTTTTGGAGCTTGGGGAAGATGTCCTAAATTTTCAGGGCATCTATATTGACGCAATGAACCGGGCTCAGTCCGAGTATTTGCTTGACCGTGAGCTTACAGAGACATTACTTACCGGCTACAGCGCAGTTTTGCGGCGCAAAGTAATTGCCCGCTGGCATGAACTTGAATCAAAGCCATCACACAACATCCCGACAAGCCTAAGCGCAGCCTTGCGCCTTGCTGCTGACCAGTCGGAGCAGATCGAAGCCCAACAAGCACAACTGGCAATCGCAGCGCCCAAAGTGGCATTTGTTGATCGCTATGTTGAGTCGGTTGGTTTGCGCGGCTTCCGTGAAGTCTGCAAGCTGCTTGGCGCGAATGAATCACGCTTTCGTGAATTCCTGATTGACAAAAAGATCATGTATCGGCTCGGCTCTAACTTGATGCCAATGGCCGCACACATGGACGCAGCACGCTTTGTTGTCAAGACTGGCACATCAGATGACGGTCACGCCTTCAACAGCGCCAAGTTCACAGCTAAGGGCGTCGAATGGGTTGCTGGACTGTGGGCGGTGCATGGATTGAAAGAGGCCGCGTAATGAAGTTGATACCCAAAAACTGGGAAAGCTTCCAGCACTACAAGGACAGGAGCCCAACATGGATCAAGCTCCACAAGCATTTGCTAGACGACATGGCATTTCAACGCCTTCCGGTGGGGGCGCGAGCCCTTGCACCTATGTTGTGGCTTCTTGCTAGCGAGTCGGTACAAGGTGTTTTCAATGGTTCAACGGAGGAACTTTCATTCAGGCTTCGTCAAAACGAGAAGGAAATCTCTGTATCACTAGAAGCACTCATAAAAAGCGGCTTTTTTATTCTGTATCAAGACGCTAGCAACCAGCTAGCAGACTGCTACACAACTTCTGATGTTGTGGCGCAGCTTGATAGCCCAGAGAAGAGAAGAGAAGAGAAAGAGATAGATGCAGACTTGCCTGACGGCGTATCACTATCAGTTTGGCAAGACTTCAAAAAACACCGCAAAGCCAAGAAGTCACCAATCACTGTTACAGCTATGGTGGCAATACAGCGTGAAGCTGATAAAGCAGGATGGACACTGGAGACAGCATTGTCTGAAACATGTGCACGCGGTTGGACTGGGTTTAAGGCTGAGTGGGTTGGTGACAAACAAGGCAACCCGGTAAGCACTTACGCAAACGTCATGGCAGGTGCTATATGAAAAATAGCAGCCTACAAGCCCTTAAAGAGATGCGCCTAGGTGGTAGCACTCCCAAGCTGGTTTGGTTGATCGTAGGGGACTGCCCGCGCTTCGTAGAGCCATCAATCGACATGATCAGGATTGCCCCCACTGATCAACCTGCCCATATCGACTTTCGATCGCTTGTGATGCTTGATGTAACGATCTACGAAATCGGCAAATACGCCAAACTTTTCCGTCAAACCATCAAAGCGGTTGAAGCTGCAAAACCAGCGGCGTTGTTTCTCGCTTGTCGCGCCGGGATGGTGGGTATCGACGCCCATCATGAGGTTTTGCTAGACCGTGCATGGAGGATGCTTTCATGGCAGAAATGATCACTGATGACCTGATCGACTTTTCGCTCTACCTGCGCGAAACCGAAGCGTCAACCAAAGTAAAGCCAGCGAGCATGTGGGTTGATGAACTGGTGCACAAGCTGCGCTATCCTGATCAAACAAGAAAAATCTACATGCCTTGGGAAAAGGCGCGTGACGTCTTCCATTTTCGAGATGGTGAAGTGACGATGTGGGCTGGACAAAACGGGCACGGTAAATCACTGGTGACATCCCAAGTAAGCCTTAGCCTGATGGGTCAGGGCGAGAGGGTTTGCATTGCCTCATTCGAAATGAAGCCTGTAACGACGCTACAGCGCATGGGGCGCATGTATGCGGGTACCAATCCATTCAGCTACGAATATCAATCTGAGGCCGGAATAGAGTCCTTGGCGGATCTTTATAACGAGTTTGGACAGTGGAGCGACGGGCGGTTGTGGCTATACGACCAACAGGGCACGGTTACGAGTGACCAAGTGATCGCAGTCGCCAGGTACTGTGCGAAAGAGTTGGGCATCAAGCACTTTGTGATTGACAGTCTGATGAAGTGCAGCAAAGGGGAGGATGACTACAACGCCCAAAAAGACTTTGTGGACGAGCTTACTTCGCTTGCCCGTGACAACCAGATCCACATTCACCTGATTCACCACATGAAAAAGCCCGCTGGCGGCGAGTACACCGTTTGCGGCAAGTACGACGCAAAAGGTTCAGGCGCAATCACTGATCTTGTGGATAACTTTTTTGTGGTGCATAGGAACAAGGAAAAGCACGACGACATCGCCGCCAAGGGGCAGAACAGCCCCAAGAAGGACGACGCCGATTGCTTTCTGATTTGCCGCAAGCAGCGCAATGGCGAGGACGAGCCAAAGATAAACCTCTGGTTTGACAAAGACAGCCAGCAGTTCATTGGGGAAAAGCACGACCCCGTGATGTTTTTTCCCAACTTCCCCCACCGGCCAACATAAATGAATGACCTACGAAACACACCTAGCCCATCTTGTGATGATGGCAAAACTAGACAAAGCCTACGCATGGCACCGAGCGCAGCAACTGGACAAATGCCCGTCGGGGCTGTGGCTGGGCATAGCGGCGGCACTGACTGCGGAAATGCGCCAGATCGCATCTACGGATGGCTTGACACGCAAATGAGCATTGCACGCTACTGGGGTGGGCTCACTTACATGGGCCATAGCTACTACGTTGCACCCACTGAGAAAGGCGCTCCACTGGTCCGTGCCGACGTTCTTTCCCGTGAAGCCAAAGAAGCAAAGGTTGCGGCAAAGGCTGCGCATTGGGAGCGAGTCGCTAAGGCTGGCATTCAGGGGGCTTTGCTATGAGCATCCCATTTCGCCCAAAGCGCTGCCCACATTGCAAAGCAAAGATGGAAGCAGGCCAGCGCATACACCCGGAGTGCATTGAAGCATTTTCGCAAGAGAAGGATGCCAAGTCCCTGCGAGAACATGCCAAGCGGGTTCAGATGGCCGCGAGAGTTGACAAGGCCCTGACAAAACAGAAGTTGGCAGACATAAAGCCCCGCAGTAAATGGCTTGCTGAGTGCAAAGTCGCAATCCAAAAGGTAAGACGCCTTGAGGAGCTTTCAAAGGGCAGGGGCTGCATTAGCTGTAAGCGCACCCGCGAAGAAGTCGAGGCGGGCGAATGGCGTCCAGGCGGCTATTGGGATGGGGGTCACTTTAAGAGCAAAGGTGCACACCCTGAAATGTCACTGGAGCCATTGAATATCTGGCTTCAATGCAAAAGCTGTAACGCAGGCTCTGGCAAGTACGCCCGCAAAGGCTACACGGTAAACGCATCGTTTGAGGCTAATTTGATCGAGCTAGAGGGTGCTGAGTTGGTTGATTGGCTCAATGGGCCACATGAACTGAAGAACTACAGCAAGGACGATTTGATGGCACTCAAGCGGGAATATGCAGCTAAGGCGCGTGCGCTGGAGGTGGGGCAATGAAGAAGGTTTACATCATGGCCCACGCACAGGCCCGCACATTGGCGCAGCAAGCCGTCAAGGACGCGCCCGAAGGCTACGCAGTAACTATCAGCCAGCCTACCCGCAACCTGGAGCAGAACAGCGCACAGTGGCCGCTATTGCAGGCATTTGCTGATCAACTCATGTGGCCCATCAATGGCCGTCTTGAGTGGTTGACGCCGGATGAGTGGAAGGATGTGCTTACCTGCGCATTCAAGCGGGAGACTGTTCGCGTAGCTATGGGGATGGATGGCGGCATGGTGATGTTGGGCAGCAGAACAAGCAAGTTCAGCAAGGCGCAGTTTTCCGAGTGGCTGGAATTTCTCCATGCCACCGCAGCAGATAGAGAGATTGATTTGAACTACAGGGAGCAAGCATGATTACAGACACCCCCGGCGGCTTTGCCCGCGTAACCGGCACAGAGGCCCGTGTGTGCGAAATGATCGCAGCACGGCAGCGTTTAGGCATTGCCAAGTACGGCATGACAGTGCAGGGCAATCCGCTATCACTGAGGCAATGGTTGCAGCACTCGCTAGAGGAAAAGCTCGACGATTGCATTTACATGGCGCGGGCGATTGAAGAGATGGATAAGCAAATGGATGACGGGAAGTAACGATGACTGACTACAACTCAATCCCAGCCCGTCACGATTCAATAAATCTTCGCCTTGAAAGCTGGGCATCGTGGGTGCGCGTGAAGCCCGTAGCATGGGCGATGCAGCCCATGTTCCGCAACTTTAGAGCGCCGAAACAATGGGAGAGTGATTTGCATGTGCCGATACAGCTAAACACGCTTGAGTGTCACGAGATCGAACGAGCAATCAGCTTTCTACCGCCACCACACCGCACGGCACTGCGCTGGTCGTATGTGTTCAGCCATGTGCCGGTTAACGCTGTGAGGCGTGAGCTTGCTGTTACGCGGGAGGGGTTGGGGCAGCTTATCAACGATGCAAGGGATATGTTGGTGAACCGTTTGCGCGAGCGATTGATTGAAAAATAATTGTTGATTTTGTTGGTGTGGGCTAGTTATCGTATATACTAGAGGCACACAAACCGAAAGAACCAAATGAACAAAGACCCAATCATCAGCGCAAAGATTCTCACAGCAATGGCAAGCGGCATGGAATTGCAAGCAGCGTTTGACAGCGTCCTCGGTGATGGTGCTTACATGAAGATGGCAAGCGACCTGCACGACGCAATGAAAGCAAAGTAAGCCAAACAGATCAACAGCCCTTCGGGGCTTAATTGGGATTTGAAATGACAGACAAAGAGCTTTTAGAGCTTGCGGCTAAGGCTGCGGGGGTTGATGTGACTTTTGATATAGAAGGGGTGGCTTGGAAAAAGTGGCCGTCTTTCAAGTGGAATCCACTCACTGATGACGGTGACGCGCTTCGGCTGTCCGTGAAGTTGGGAATGTATTTGAACATTTACACACACCCCAAAATGCAACAAACCAATGTCGGGGCGGCTAGTCACTATCTGGTCACAGAGGCACACGAAAGAAACCCCTACGCAGCCACTAGACGCGCCATAGTTCGCGCAGCCGCTGAGATAGGTAAATCAATCACATGACAGAACCAAAGCGGCCAGCACACCGACCAACAAGCGACAACCCGGCAACGCTGCTAATCACAATCAAGGCCACGCCAGAACAGAAGGCGAAGTTTCTTGAATTGGGCGGTAGTAGGTGGGTGAAGCGGTTAATCAATGAGGCGTTGACACAGTCGAAAATTAGTGCATAATCGCCCGCATTGTCCAGCCAATAGGCAGTTATTCCGGTTTGCGCCGGAATAGCCGACAAAGAATACAGCCCGCAGGTTTACTCCTAGCGGGTTTTTTTGCGTCTTGCCACGCCTAGAGTGCTGGATACCCGGTAACGCTGGCCTGTAAAGGGCGACGCGCATCAGGCAAGACACTCCGATTACGTCTTGTGACTATGGCCTAACTGATCCGGCCATGTGCCAACTCTCCATAGCTCACAGACACCAATACGACGGTTCGGCCCGAAAGGGTGCGTTGCGTAGGTGGTTTGAGTCCACTCGCCGTCACCCCACAGGGCAACCCTGGCCCACTCTAGCGCAAGCTGCAACGTCACGGGGCCGCAGCGTCACAGCAAGCCCAGCCGCTCGGTAAGTCTGATGGGCTCTTATCAACCTGGAGCGGGCCTTATCCCGTGTTGCCGGAAGGCTTGTAATGACTGCTAACAGTAAAAAAACAGTGCGAAAGGCTCCGCCAAAGGCGTTTAAGCCCGGTGTATCAGGCAATCCAGCAGGACGCCCTAAAAAGACGGTAGAAGAGCTTGACCTAATTGCAGCATGCAAATCTAAGACGCCTGACGCACTGGCAATGATCGCGGACATCATGACCAACGGCGAGAAAGAGCAAACACGCTTGTCTGCTGCGCTTGCCATCATTGAGCGGGCGTATGGGAAGCCTGTTCAGCCACAAGATGTGAGTCTGTCGGGAAGTCTGTTATTTACTGCCATCGAGCGCCGAATTGTCAAACATACTGGCAATTGATACTGCGCCAGTATTTGAGCCATTACTTGCACCAGCAAGATACAAAGGGGCGCATGGTGGGCGCGGTTCGGCAAAGTCGAATTTCTTTGCTGAGTTGTGGCTAGAGGAAAACGTTACAAAAAAGTACGATTTTGTTTGCTTGCGTGAGACGCTTAAATCGCTTGAGTTCTCCGTCAAGAAATTGTTTGAAAGCAAGATAAGCCACTTCAACGCTGGGGCTTACTTTGAGGTGCAAGACAGACGAATCCTTACCAAGCATGGCGGCGTGACCATCTTTGAAGGGATGCAGAATCACACGGCTGAGTCAATTAAATCTTTAGATGGCTTTGATCGTGCATTCTTCGAGGAAGCTCAGAACGCCAGTGAAAAGAGCCTGACGCTGTTAAGGCCAACGATCCGTAAACCCGGGTCTGAGTTGTGGTTTGCATGGAATCCTGACCTTGAGACTGACCCTGTTGATCGACTGTTACGCGGGTCTGAGTTGCCCAAGGGTGCAATTGTTGTCGAGGCTAACTACATGGATAACCCATGGCTCCCTGATGAGCTACGGGAAGAGATGGAGTTTGATAAGCGGCGCGACCCTGACAAATACGCGCATGTTTGGCTTGGTAAGTACAGGCGAAATTCAGAATCTCGTGTTTTCAAGAACTGGACGATCGAGGAATTCGAGGTTGATCCCACTGCCGTGATTCGCCAAGGTGCGGATTGGGGCTTCAGTGTTGATCCCACGGTTCTGGTTCAGGCCTACATCGTAGGCAGGAGGCTTTATATCCCGTACGAGGCCTACCGGGTAGGCTGTGAGATTGTGGACACGCCAGCGCTGTTTATGAGCCTGCCTGACGCTGAGAAATGGCCGATGGTTGCAGACTCAGCGCGGCCTGAGACGATTAGCCACCTGCGCAAGAACGGATTTCCCAAGATCACTAGCGCGGTGAAGGGGCCGAAGTCGGTTGAAGAGGGCGTCGGGTTCTTGCAGGGCTTTGACATCGTGGTCCATCCTCGCTGCGTACACACGATTGATGAGCTAACGCTCTACAGCTACAAGACAGATCCATTAACCAGTGAGGTAATGCCTATCCTGGCAGACAAAGATAACCATGTGATGGATGCCTTGCGCTATGCCATGGAAGGCGCACGCCGCGCAGCCGGTACACGCAAGCGCGTAACTTTACAAACCATACCAAGCAGCGAAAGCTGGATGAGCTAATGACCAAAGATGACGTACTAACTACCGCGAAAGAACGGTTTGCGCTTGCGCTTGATCGCAGCTCGCACAACCGCGAAAAGATGCGGGAGGA